TAGAGCTTAATTAAACCACCCCCCAAAGCCTCCCCCCTCTCCCCACTATCCCCACAATTTGTCAGACAACTGAGAAAAACAGCGAGGAACCATGACGAAACTTGGACAAACTCAAAACTTCCTGAAATTGGGCATTGCGACGATCCCGCTGAGGCACCGTGGCAAAGAACCCGAGGCTGCCATGATGGGCGGCGCTTGGGAAAAATACAAAAGCGAGTTACCTACTGAGTACGATTTACTCCGGTGGTTTGGCAGCGATTGGCAGAATTATGGTGTAGTGTGCGGCTGGGATAATTTGGCGGTAATTGATTTTGACAACGCGGATCAATACGCGGTTTGGCTTGATTACTATGACAAGTACATAGTGCGAATGTATGAGTTGGACTGCCCTCCATACACTGTGCAAAGTGCCCGAGGTGCGCACGTCTATATCCGGCTCTATGGCGATTACCAGAACCAACGCCGGCGCGGGATTGATGTCAAAGTGCATGGGTACGTTGTCGGGGCTGGGTCCACACATCCTACTGGTACTCAGTATCGATCTATCCACTCGGAATATCATTTTCCGCAGGTTTTTGACCTTGACACTTGGCTACCAGTGGAATTATTCCCCAAAATCGCTCCTGAAGCCTCTACGGGGCATTTAGAGCCATTGCCAATGGTGTTTGACAAACTGTCAAATGCCACTTACGACCCATTTGCACAGGCGACCCAGGCAAAGGATGTGGATTTATTGCAATTGGTCAAATCCAGTGTGCGGATCGAGCACCTATTCCCACAGGCAACAAAAACCAGTGCGGATGGTCGCTGGTTAGCGTGCGCCTGTCCCTTTCACGAAGATAATCGCCCGAGCGCATGGATTGACACGCGGCGGCAATTGTTCGGTTGCCAAGTGTGCGGATTTCGCCCGATGGATTCTGTAAATTTGTATGCAAGGATGCACAACATGAGTGACAAAGAAGCGATCAACGCAATGGCGAAAAAATGCGGAGTGTGGGGATGATTATTCAAAATACTTTTATGTATAAACTTATGGCAATCACTAGATTGCGAAGAGAAAAACAAATGCCAATTTATATGAGTGTAAGGCATAGCCATTTGTCATATCCAGAATGGAATAATCTTAACCAAAGGGGAGTATTAGACCGATGGATACGCCTACTAATGGCAGTCAAATGATTTACCTCTACGCCGATGGACGCATTTACATCATAGATATATCAGAAATCTACGTCCCACCGTTCTGGAGGGATTGACACCGGACTCAAATGGTTTTAAGATGCCACAGTCACAGAGCAAAACAAAGCGCCGTTAATCAGTATCTTGCTCTGTGACAGGAATCAAGTCCACTGGTTGACGGCGCTTTGTTTGTCCCTCTCACACTAACTTTCACGGTTGCATTTAGCAACTGACCTGTAATCTACATGAGGTAACACAATGGCAACTCTAAAACAGCAATATTGGTCAAGTGGCACGGAAGCGCAACCCGTGCCCATAAAAGTACACAACGAAGGGGAATTCTATGCAGCGTGTCGGCAACGGTATCAATACGAATTAACAGGTGCAACTTCTTTGCAGTGGCAGGAACTCGCAGAGAGATTTCAACGCGCCAAAGGTAGCCGGCATTCGTATTGCGCGGAATATTGCCGCGTGCGGGCGGGGAGAGTGCAATGAAAAATAGGGACGGTCTTTTGAATAGTGATCACTGGAAAACGCCTGCAAAACTTTACAAAGAGTTAGATACTGAGTTTCACTTTGATTTTGACCCATGCCCACTACATGCAGAATTTGACGGCTTGCAGGTGGAATGGGGCAAGGTGAATTTTATCAACCCACCATATAACCGTAAAGACAAACCGCGATTTATTCAAAAAGCCTTTGATGAATGGCGCAAGGGTAAAACGTGTGTGTTACTCATTCCGGCGGCAACAGGCACAAAGCAGTTTCATGATCTTATTCTGCCTCATGCTGAAATTCGTTTTATTCGCGGGCGGGTTGCATTTGAGGGTTACAACACAAAGGGGAAATATGTAACCAACAATAAAGGGAAACATGACAGCATGATTGTCATTTTCAAAGGTGCGCAATGAAAAATTTACTCATCCTCATGGCGCTCCTACTCGCGGGATGCGGGGCAATGCCAGTGTTGGCACAAGAAGCAGATACTGAGTATCGAACTCCCCAGCCGACGGCAACACAATCACCAATCCCAACGGCAACCGTCGAATATCAAGCCACTGCCCATGCCGCTGAAACATCCGCGTATATTGCACAAAGCACCGCGGATGCCGCAAACCGCATCATGGCACAAGCAACTAACGACCAACAGCAACGCGAGCATGAAGCGGCGATGCAAAATGCCCAAGGCACCCAGCAAGCTGAAGCCAACCACATGATTGAACTGGGTTGGACCGCAACCGCGTACCAAACATCCATGCCACTCACGGCAACCGCGCAAGTGGACAACATGACGGCGATTGCTGATTACAAAGCGGTGACGATTGCACAGATCACGGCAACGGCGGCGTTACCTACTCAAATCGTGGCTGAATCCAACGCCCGTACACAAGCGCAACTTGCCCCATTATTTGCAGCCGTGCAGATCTTCGCAATCTTCGCAATTGGTGTGTTTGTGCTTTTCGCCGCTTGGTTCATGCGTTGGTATTGGATGCGAGAGGATGCCCGCGCTGAAAAAGCCGCTCACGCACAATCACCGCAAGGGATTGCAGAGCGCAATGGGCTTACACCAATTGCACGCAGCGAACCAGAGCCTGATTTTATTATGCCGACACCTCCAAAGCCAAGGCACATTGACCGACCCACGACAGCGGATTTAATCAAATACACCATTCCATGCGCACAGGAGCCGTTTGACATCTTCGCAGAGAAACTTGTCACCGGTGAAATGGCGCTGAGTATCAACAAGTGGGAAACGAGCGGGTTTGTATCTGGTGACGATGTTGGTAATGTGCGTGCGTGGATTAAGAGGATGCGTGCATGGATGCACGTCAACGGTTTTGGTGTGTTCAACGAAAACGATGAAATGACCATTGTCCAGGGCGGGCGGGAATGGTTAGAGAAGTATTTGGAGCATAGGGCATTACCTACTGAGTATCAGTTTGGAGAGGTGACAGCATGAAGAAATATCTTGACCCAAAGAATCTCCCTTTTGCCGGTGCTGTAGTGCAAGCGGTTTTATTTGCACTCGCAGGGATTGAATTTTTCCCCGTTGCCGGCTGGCTTGTTGGTCTTGGTGTCGGTGCGGTTGTCAATTACTCTATGGCGCTCGCGTCAAGCCGATTTGCAGAAATCGCAGAGAAGCGCAAGCCATTGGCGCGTGTGGCAATGGTTGTGATGTTTGCATTGAGTCCTACAACAATCACACTCAGTATGTTTTTCCCAAAGTCCATTTTCACCGCAATCGCATGGGCGGTATGTGTGGACTTGGCAATCATTTTAGCGGGTGCAATTGCAGGCAAGTCCATGATTGGTGATGCAAGCCCCGCGAAAGTTGCAGGCAAGGAAAAGCAAGGCAAGGGCAAGAAAAAGCAAATTGCACGCAAGCGGGTGACAGATAACGACTTGCTTGCATACTTGCAGAGCAACGCGGGTGCAACGCATGGGCAAGTTGCAGAGCACTTTGGAGTGACCCGTCAGGCGATTCAATCGCGGGTGAAAAAGTTGTATAAGGTGAAATCATGATAAATGAGCCGACACTTGATAGTGATGGGTATCCATCCGAACAGACTTTAGAAACTATCAAAAAATGGGAATACAACGATGACACAAAGTTTGTTGATTTACTCGAATATGTAAATAAGATTTGGCATTGGACCGATTACATGCAGATGCGCAAAACACAGAATAGTTTTGGCGATGATGTTTATGAGTACACGTGTGTTACTGGCGGTTGGTCGGGTAACGAGGATTTAATCAGTGCCTTGGAACAAAACTATATGTTTTGGGCATTGTGCTGGCGTGAATCTCACAGAGGCGGTAGGCATGTTTTCGAGTGCAAAAAAGGCTCCCCCACCCATGATTTGCCATGATTATGAACAAAATCCCCATGATTTGCCATGATTTTGGACATCCGCGAAAGGTAGGGTAGGGGTATGAACAAAAATATCAAACCGTATTTTGTAGAGGATTTGACCTCTTGGCTTAGATCCGTGTATTTCAGCCTTGCGATCAATGGCAGGCAAAACCGCGATTACTGGCGTGGTGTTCTGTCCACAATCGCCGCGCTGTCACTGGCATTGGACGTAAACCCCGAGGCGTTGTTTAGTGCCGAGGATGTGCAACTATTGCGAGGTGGTAATGGAAAGTAATATATCAATTCTCACGCCCAGGCAGATGGAAGTGCTGGGAATTATCGCACAGGGCAAGAGTGAAAAGCAGACCGCACAACTACTGAGTATCAGTCGGTTCACTGTCCACAAGCATGTGACGAAGGCGCAATCTAAATTGCAGATGAACCGCATACAGTTGATCGTGGCGTTTGCCCAATGGCAGGTGACGGAAGGGAAAGAGCAATGAACACCGTATTTGCAATCGGCTTGCTGGTTGTTGTGTTTATTATTGGGTTGTTTGTTTTGATGCAAATGTAACGCGCTCGTAATCCTTTAGGACTGTGTACACGCTTTAGGTAATAGCCACTTAACCAGTGGCTATTTACTATTACGGGGAAAGGAAACAAAACTCATGAAACGATTTTTTCAGATTCAGATTTTGCTTGTTGTCATTTTTCTTGCGTTGCCGGTTGTGACCGTTGCCGCACAGGGAGCCAACCCGCCCGCTGATGCCGGTGGGGTTGATCTTGTCTATGTTGGTCAATTGCTCCAGGCTTTGATTCTCGCCATTGTGCCCGTGCTTGCAGCCGCCGCCGCCAAATGGTTTATGGATAAGGCTCGTCTTGAACGAGCTCGCCTATCTAATGAGCAACAGTTTGCATTGGATGTGTTCATCAAGACTGCAATCTTTGCCGCCGAACAGATGCACGCGAAAAACTACATTGTTGATAAATTGGACTTCGCTACTGCCCGCGTGCAAGATTGGCTGACTGCAAACAAATTCTATGTGGACGCCTATGAAATCCGCGCCCGCATTGAAGCGGCGGTATTCACTGAATTCAACGGATTTGCTTTGCCGCCTGAATCCGAAAACAAATAATCAACCCACGGGGCTGTATGGATTTTGAAAAAGTATTGCAAATTGCATCTATCTTGTTTGGCGTTGGTGGGATCGGGTCGTTTTTGTTGTCTGTGCGCCGAACCAGAGCGCAAAATCAATTAGATGTATCAACAGCTTGGGAAAAACTATCAGCCCCGCTTTTGGAGCGTGTCAAATCGCTCGAAGAAAAAACAAGCGAACAAGAAACATTGATCCACGACCTAAACAGCTTTATTGACGATTTGCTTGACTGGAATAAATTACTTGTTGAACAGGTGATTGAAGCCGGAAAAATCCCTCACCCGTTTGTGAGGCGAAAACGAATTACTACTGAGTACCCGAGAACACAGGAATAATGGCAGTACCAAAAGGAAAGGGTATCACCAACAACCCAGGCGGGCGTCCCCCGCGTGGTCGTGCGCTCGCTGAGTTGATGACCGCTCATCTCGCTGAGAAATTTGGCGGGATTGAAGCAAAAGAAATCATCATCAAGCGGGCGATTACTGCGTTAAGAACAGGCGTGCTTGATTTTGGCACGCGCAAACTAAAACTCAGTGCAAAAGATTGGACTGATTTATACAAGTATACCGTGACTCATGTAGATGGACCCGCGAGGCAAGAAGTATCGGTATCACGTAGCGCTGGTGAGGCTGACAGTAAAGCATTTTCAATTCCCGCTGAGTTGATCGCGCCGGATTTTCTACAATCGCACAGGGCGATTTATTCAGGCAATTACACTGAGTTTGTTGAATCCGGTGGACGTGGCTCTACTAAATCATCATTTGTAGCACTTGAAATTATTGGATTGATTGTCAACAATCCGAACATGCACGCGGTTGCACTGCGACAGGTAAAAGACACCCTTAGAGATTCAGTTTATGCCACATTGATTTGGGCGATTGATATTCTCGGGTTGTCTGATAGTTTCAAGTGTACGACCTCCCCCATGGAAATTGAATACATCCCCACGGGGCAGAAAATTTATTTTCGTGGCGCGGATGACCCAGGCAAAATCAAATCGATCAAGCCGCAGTTTGGCTACATTGGCATTGTGTGGTTTGAAGAGTTAGACCAATACCATGGACCCGAGGCAATCCGTAACATTGAACAATCGGTAATCCGTGGCGGTGACACTGCATTTATTTTCAAGTCGTTCAACCCGCCGCAGACGGCTAACAATTGGGCAAATAAATACGTAAAGATTCCTAAGACTTCCCAATACAGACACCATAGCAATTATCTCAATGTGCCTGTGGAATGGTTGGGCAAAACATTTATTGACGAAGCCGAGCATTTGAAGAATGTCAATCCCACGGCGTATGAACATGAATATTTGGGCATTGCCAACAACACGGGCGGGGCGGTGTTTACCAATTTGCGCGTTGAAAACATTACTGATGAACAAATCAAACAGTTTGATCGTGTGTTGCACGGTTTAGATTGGGGCTTTTATCCAGACCCAGCGAGTTATGGAAAGATGCACTTTGATAGTGCGCGGCGTATTCTGTACATCTTTGGCGAAATGCGCGAATGGAAGAAATCAAACGAGGCGTTGCACACACAGCTACTGAGTAGTGGGATGTACACCGATGCCGATTTACTTATTGCGGACAGCGCCGAACCTAAGAGCGTGCAAGATTTCCGCGCTTATGGCTCCAATTGCCGTGGCGCTGAAAAGGGGCCGGATTCAGTAAAGTATTCAATGAAATGGCTACAGGGTTTAACCGCCATTGTCATTGATCCTGTACGCGCGCCATATCACGCGCAAGAGTTTTCCGAATATGAATATGAACGCACAAAAGACGGCGAAATTATTAGCGAATACCCCGACAAAAACAATCACGCTATTGATGATACGCGGTATGCAACTAATTTGATTTGGCGTCGCAGAGGTGAGTAATGTTACGAGAAAACTTTGAGGATTTAGAGGCTAACGGCAAAAAAGGTGATTGGTGTTTTACCAATAACGATACTTACATTTGTTTGATGTGGGGAGATGACCCATTCAAAAATATGAGTATTTTGCCTATTCAATCAATTGAAGGAAAAGCAAGCTGGAATTGGAACGGCAATAAAGAAGCGCCATCTCTAACACCTTCAATTCTTGTGCATTCATATCCAGGTTGGACTGACGGTTGGCATGGATATTTGACAGATGGAAAACTTATAACATGCTAAAAGTACAAGAGGTAAACCATGTGGCAAAAAATAATTACATGGATTAGAGAGGCTTGGCAAAAGATGATAGGAACTTCAAACGTAAAACAAGCGCTTAATGTTGACGTTGCGTTATCACAAAGTATGGTAAACGCACTGCAAACATGGGCGGCAATGTATATGAACCAATCCCCGTGGCTTGCGGGCAATATGCAATCCATGAATCTGGCGTCCAGTATTGCAAAGGAATTGGCAACATCTGTGACACTGGAAATGGAAGTTAATATCAGCGGTTCGAAGCGGGCTGATTATTTGCAAGAGCAGATTACACCACTACTGAGTAGTATTCGTGTCCAATCCGAGTATGCCGCTGCAAAGGGCGGGTTAATTTTGAAGCCGTACATCAACGGTGACAAAATCACGGTTGATTTCGTGCAAGCCGATCAATTCTACCCCGTGGCGTTTGATGCCAATGGCAAAATTTCAGCGGGCGTATTTTCCGATCAAAAGACAATCGGCGGGTATTACTACACACGCCTTGAATATCACGCGCTC